TACTTGACCGCAAATGTTCCCGTCAAAAGGCTCTCGCCAATGTTCGAGTTCGCAACCACTATACACTAGCATATCACCCACTTCAAGCAAGACTTTTGTGCCTTTTGGAGCGTTGGGTTTTACAATATTTTGTCTTTCGTCAATAACATTATCAGCGCCTGTGCCATCTATAAATATAGGCCAAGGATCCCCTCCTAAATTAACTGTTGTAGATATTTCACAACTAGGTCTATCTTTGTGTCTATGTAGACAATCACCTTTTTTATAGGCTCTAGCATAAGAATAAGTAGGTATTAAGTCTAAGTTAGTATGTTCCTTCATTACTGGTAACATCTTAACTAACAATGTGTCCATTACAAAGTCACCATAACAAGAATAAGTATTAGGTATTTGTTCATCGGTCCATGTTCCAAGGATCGGGGACTGTGAATGTATATTATGTTTATACATATAATCTACTGCATCTCGTTTAAGTAAAAAGTAATTAAGTATAAAATTAGCCATATCATAAGATAATGCTTTTTTAATTACTTGATATTTGTGATCTTTAAACATTAAACCCTTTCTGTATAAAATTAAACGATACTGATATTCTTATATCATTAGATTCATTAGGATCAACACAATGCCAAAGCCATGCTGGAAACATAATTATTCTACCTTCTAACGGATCTACTCTAACTTCTCTCCATAAATGTGAAGGTGGCTCACCTTTTTTTCTTCTTGGCATAACCATATGTGCTGCGGACCTTGGTTCATTAAATACTATTTGCCCAGAATTTTTAGGTGCCTTAATATAGTATACACCACTAAAATGAGAATTAGGATGTAAGTGTGGTCTGTTATATCCACCTGGAGGATTTATGTTTGCCCACATATTTCCAATAATAGGTTCACTCTCTAGCCACTCTTCTTGAAATACTTCATTTTGCATTTTAAATAATTCATCAACTAACGGTTTGAATACAGGTATCTCATGCATATTAGTTGTACTATGCCAGCCATTCATGTTAGTTCGTTTGACTCCTTTGTCTTTATCAGCCCAAGCAAGAACTTCTTTTTCAAAAAGTCTGTTGTCTAAATTTACATCTTTAGCATATATAATTGTTGGAAAGTATGCAGCTTTAATCATCATTTAAACGGTGTGCCTCCAAACCACATAACTAAAGATTTTCTGTTGCCACGTATTACAGGTTTGACTCTATGTCTAATAAACGATGCAAAGAATACTGCATGACCTTGTTTTAATTTTGCAACTTTATCTTCAGCCATTAATTCTAAATCGCCTCCTTCAAATTCTGATTCAGGAGATAACAGACAGGTCATAGATATTTTTCGCACTGGTGGTTCGTGTTGACAATTAACATCATTATCTACATGCCAATCATAAAACCCTCCTTCTGGATATTCTGTGTATTGTGCCATCTCAGTTATAGTCATTCCATCAAAACCAAAATGATTTCCATTAGTAGTTTTCATAAAACTTTCAATGTCTTTATACATATCAACCATTTTTTTAAATGGTATCCAACTAATATGTGAGGTTCTTGTTTTAGTATCTATTTTACCACCTTTAATTCCTTTACCACTTCCAACTTCGGCATTATTTCGAGGTTCAGAACGTCCAGCTTCAATAATCATCTCACACTGTTTAGGTGTAAAAAGAGGTTTAGTTGTTTCTACAATATAAGATTTCCAACGTGGTTCTGTAATCATATTAATATCCGTATTCTACCCATCCTGTTATTATATATTTATCATTCGACAAAGGTGGGTTTCCTCTATGAACATGTGTAAATTGTGAAGGCCAAATTAACATAGTATTTTTTTCTGGTTTAAATCTACATTTTTGATATAAAAATTCTGTCTCTCCACCTTCAGTTACATCATTAAGATAAACCATAAAAGCTAATATTCTGTTTCTTGATTTCATTCCAGCGTTTTCACAATGCCAGGTATGATAACCTTCACCAATTTTAGTTTTCTGTATCTTAACCTCAAGTATACTATGTGTATCTATTTTTTTTAAATGAGAATATTTTTGCGTGTATAATGGATATACTTCTTTAAAAAACAAATCTATAAAAGGTTCGTTAGTATAAGTTAATCCAACATTTGATGTTCTTATAGTATCTATTGAATTATCAGATACTAATATTTCTTGTTCTTTTCTAGGATAAACTGCGCCTTGTTGTTCGCATTTATTAAAATAATTTATGTATTTATTTATTAATTCATCCGATAAAAAATTTTTAAATATACCTATGTGATTATCTATATAGTATTGTTTATCCATTAAGTCGCTCCTCTATTTCTAATAGGATCAAATTTTACATCACAGTTTGCAGCTAGTGTTCGTCTAGTTTCATTAGTTCCATTAAAAGGATACACACAGTGTCTCATGTCATATGGAAATATATAAAAATCTCTAAGATCCATTGGTGGCTGATAATCTATTTTAGCAAACTGACCATTAGCTGCACCAAGTATTTGTAGTCTACCATTTTGTTGTATGTGTTCTGCTGAATATTCTTTACCATATGTTGATGGTAGTTTTAAAATCATTACACTAGACAATCCAGTAAATAACATACCTCTATGAATATGTGTGGGATTGTATTCATGTTGTTTCATTTCATTAACCCAGATAGAATTTAAATGAGTTTCATAATCTCTAATTTTATTAAATGCTAGATAGTGTCTAAATATTTGCATAAAATAATCTGTAACATTTCTAGGCAACATATTATGTTTTTTCACTTTAGACTCATCTTGACCATTATAAAACAATGAATGTTCGTCCTTTATCTTACCTACTAATTGTCCGTTTGCAGGAGCAAGGTTATGAAAATTTTGTTCGTAGATTTGATTAATTGTAGTAAATATATCAAGCGGTACTTGATACTTTAAAATAGACTGACCTAAGAATACAAAATCAAATTTTAATGTGTTCATATCTTTCTCTAATACTTTTTGGTATTTTTTCTATGTAAGGATTATATACTTTTCTAACAGGTCCATCAAATAGTTTATGCATATTATCACCAACTATTTTATCATCGTAAGACAAACCGTTTATTTTAACTTGATTTAAATTATCAAAGTAATGATTAAAATAAGGTTCATCTATAAAGTTATAAATTTTTCTAAACTCTTGTTCAGGATTTGAAACCATATCATCATATCGTACATAATGACATAGGTCAGGATAATTATATGAATTTTGAATAGCTTTAAGTTCTTTTACAATAGCACCATTTTCTTTCATTAAAGCTAGTAATTTTTCTTCATCATTAAATCCTAATTTATTTACAAATGAATTAGGATTTTCTGTATACCACTGCATATAACTTGCAAACACATCCATTAAATCTCTTAATAAAATAATGCATTTAAAACCATGTTTAAAATGTTTTTGCATTAATTCAAAATTTCCAGGATTACCACTTGTCATTACAGGTCCACGGTCTATAATTATTCGTTGTGGCCAGTCTTTATAATATAAATTATATACATTATCTAACACATTATCTAAAGATCTGTGATCAGGAAAATTTTGAAAGGTGTCTGTTGTTTTTATTAAAAAAATGTTTTTCATTATTTCTAAAGTTACAGAATTAGCTGTGCAAGCTATCTCTGGATTTTGATTTATAATACTCGTAAATAAAGTATTTCCAGATCTAGGTAATGCAACTAAAAAAAATAACTTACGGTTTTGGTTTACCATGTTGAGTTATTTGTTCGTTTTCTTTATAACTATTTTCTAATTCACCTGATTTTTTAATTCTTTGTAATGATTGTAGTTGACCCATTACATTAAAAACTTCAGCCTCTGATGAGTTTTGATTTAATGTTTTTGCTTTCTCATGATATTGTAATCCATATGATTCTAACTGGTGTTGATTAACATCTTGGTCATTAAATGATCCATCATTAAATTCACTTTTTAATTTAGACCACATTTTAATTTCACGCATTCTATGCTTTGCAACTTTTTCCATAGAAGCTTTACCAAATCTACATTCATCTAGATCTATTTGATATTTAGTTTTTTTATATTCGTCTTCTTCTTTATCAATCTTTTTTTCTAACCAAGTTATTTTTGCTTCGTTTCTTCTATAATCAAATGATAGTGTCATTAAGTTATCTAAGTATGATGATTGTTCTCTAACACATTGCCAATACTTTGATGCTTTAGTTGGGTATCTATTGTCTTGTAATACAGAAAATCTGGCTTCTGTTTCTGTTCGAAACATTTGTTTCTTGGTCCAAGTATCTCTAAGTTCGTCTACCATACCTTTAAACGATGATAGATCTTCTTGTGTTAATAAATTATTTAAATGTGGTTCTTCACCTTGTATAACTTCTTTGACGTCTTTTTTCATAGCTTTATTCCTTTATAGTTTCTTCTTATATATACTAACTAAAATATATTACAAGTCTTATGAATCACTAAATGTAACAGTTGTAGGTACTT